CGGCCGGATCGTCTCCGGCGCCGACGTGGAGGACTGGTGCGAGCAGCTGATCCGCCGCTGGGCGAGCACGTACCTCGCCGAGAAGGAACGGCAGGACGGGCTCAAGGCCGGGGCGCTGCCGCGGCCGCGCGGCTGGGTCGTCGCACCTGACGTGAACAAGTGGCCGGAGGATCAGCTCCCGACGATCCTGCTCGCCTCGACCGGCGTCCCGGCGATCCCGCAGAAGGGCGGCGACGGCCGCTACCGGGCCCGCTTCGACATGCGCGTGACGAGCATCGTCTCCGCGTCGACGGAGCGCGACTCGCGCAGGCTCGCCCACCGCTACACGGCCGCGCTCCGGGCGCTGTTCACGCATCGGCCGTCGCTCGACGGCCACGCGAACGGCGTCGACTGGGTGGCCGAGGACTACGCCGTCCTCGCCTACGACGATCAGCGCACGCTCGGCGTGAGCACGGTCGCCCTGTTCGTCCAGGTCGATGACGTCACCACCGCCGGCGCCGGACCGGCGACGCCGGACGAGCCACTCGATCCGGACATTCAGCCGTGGCCTGACTGGCCGCTCGTCACCGAGGTCGACGTCGACGTGGTCGGCGCCGCCATCACGAAGGAGGAGGCATGACCCGTCCAGGGACGCAGATCATCTCGCGGGATCAGGCGCCGCCGCGGTCGGCGCCGCCGACGCAGACCGGCCCGTGGTTTGCTGTCGGCCAGACCGCGACCGGCCCGCTCAACACGCCGACGCTCGTCCGGTCGCTCGCAAGCTACGAGTCGACGTTCGGGGCCCGCTCCGGCGGCACGCTCCTGTACGACGCCGTCGAGACGTTCTTCCGCGAGGGCGGATCGCGGGTCTACATCTCGGCGATCCCGACGACGCCGAGCGCGACCGCCGCCGAGGCGAAGCCGACGAAGAAGACGGCGGCGAAGGAGGGCGAGGAGCCCGAGGCGCAGGCGGCGCCGACGACGGCGCAGCTGCAAGCGGCCCTCGACGCCTTCGCGAAGACGCTCGGGCCGGGGCAGGTGTCGATCCCCGGCAACAGCGACCCGACCATGTACGACGCGCTGCTCGCGCACGCCGAGGCGACCAACCGCGTCGCCCTGCTCGACGTGCCGCCCGGCGTGAGCACGGCCGCGGCGCTCGTCTCGATCGCGACCGGCCTGCACGACTCGGACGGCGCCCGCTTCGGCGCGCTGTTCGGGCCGTGGGCGGTCGTGCCGGGCACCGCGGGCGGCACCTCACGCTCCGTGCCGTACTCGGCGGTCGAGGCCGGGATCATCGCCCGCAACGAGGCGCTCGGGCTGAACCCGAACATCGCCGCCGCCGGGCAGAACGGGCTCTCGATCTTCGCGACCGACCTCGCCGCTCAGTACACCGACCTGGAGTACGAGCAGCTGAACGACGCCGGAGTGGACATGGCCCGCCTGATCTACGGCGGCGTCGAGACGTACGGCTACCGCACGGTCGTCGACGCGGCCGTCGACTCGCTGTGGGAGAGCTTCGGCAACTCGCGGCTGCACATGGCGATCTGCGCGCAAGCCGACGCGATCGCGGAGCGGTACGTCTTCGCGCAGATCGACGGGCGGCGCAAGAAGATCGCGCAGTTCGGCTCCGAGCTCGCCGGGATGCTGGCGCCGTTCTACGACGCCGGGGCCCTGTACGGCGCGAGCCCGGAGGAAGCGTTCGACGTGGACGTCGGCAATCAGGTCAACACGGACGAGACGATCGCGGCGGGCGAGCTTCACGCCGTGCTCAAGGTGAAGATGAGCCCGTTCGCCGAGGCCGTGATCATCGAGATCGTGCGAGTCGCGCTGACCGACGCGCTCGCCGCGTGAAGGTCGAGGTCGTGAACGTGCAGTCGCACGTCCGCCCGCGCTGGCGGCTGCGGCTGCGCTACTGGCTCCTCCGGCGGCGCCTCGGGCCCGCCGGGAGAGCGATCGCCGACGCGCACGACCGCGCGCTCGACGAGGCGATGCTGTTCGGAAGGAGGCAACGATGAGGAAGGACCAGTACGACGTTCGCGTCGTCGTCGACGGCGTCGACCTCGGCACGTTCGACAAGCTCACCGGCGGCGACATTGACTCCGAGGAGACGACGTACAAGCCCGGCGGGATGGGCGCGCGCGTCTCGCTCGGCGGCTCCGTGAACCCGCAGAACGTCGTCGTCAGCGTGCTCTACGACCTGACGCGGATTCACACGATCATTCACAGGCTGATCGGCCGCGTCGGGAAGGCGAAGGCGACGATCTCGAAGCAGCCGCTCGACGTGGACGGCAACGCCTTCGGGAAGGCGATCACCTACCCGGCCCGGCTCAAGCACGTCACGCCGCCCGAGGTCGACTCCGAGTCGTCCGACGCGGCGCTGCTGGAGCTTGAGTTCACGGTCGACGGCTCGGTCGTCTGATGCCGCGCGACGACTGGCCGGGCGAGGAGACGCAAGTCCTCGACCCGATGGTCGAGGCGCTCGACCAGGTCGACGAGGACAGCAACGGCGCGGGCCCGGCGGCCTTCTCCGTGCTCGACCGGCTCAAGGCGCAGCACGGCAAGATCGCGCAGGGCCGCACGTTCGACCTCGACGTGCCCGGCACGCACGGCCTGCTCGTGCTCCGGCTCGGCGTGCTGCCGCGGCAGCGCCTCTCCGCGCTGACGCAGCGGGCGGCGAAGACGAACGGCGCCGACTTCAACCTGAACGCCGACACCCTGATCGCCGCGTGCGTCGAGGTGCTCGCCCGCAACAGCCGCGAGGAGCCGCTGCAAGGCATCGGCCTAGAAGGCGAGAAGGTGCGGATCGACGAACGGCTGGCGGGCCTCCTGGGCATGCCAGACGCGACCCGCTCCCGCGAGGTGCTCGAAGCCGTCTTCGCGTACGCGCCGTCGCCCGACCTCGCGATCGGGGTCGCGTGCGGGCAGTACATGGAGTGGGCATCGGCGACCGCCGACGAGGTCGACGAGGAGTTCGTGGGGGAATCGCAAGCGGCGCCGACGTAAAGATGGCCGCGTTCATGGCGACGCGCGGCCTGCCGGCGCTGCGCTACCTGACCACGCACGACGAGACGGAACGGCTGATCCTCGCGACCCTCGCGCGCGAGGTAGCCGTCGCCGAGGAGAAGGAGGAGCGGAAGGCGCGCCGTGGCTGAGCGCATCGACATCTTCGTCGTCCTCAAGCAACTCTCCGAGTTCCTGCAGCAGACGCGCACCGCGTCGAAGGCGGTCGAGAACGTCGGCACCGCCGCCGACAAGACCGCCGACAAGACGAAGTCCAGCTGGAAGCAACTCGCGAAGTGGGGAGGGATCGCGACCGCCGCCTACGGGGCGCAGCGGTTCCTGCGCGGCGCCGTCGCAACGACCGAAGACCTCGGCCGCTCGACGCTCGCGCTCTCGCACGTCACCGGCATGGACGTGAAGTCCTCGGGCGAGTGGGCGGCGATGCTGAAGGTCCGCGGGCAGAACACGCGGCAAGCCTCGATGGCCTTCATCAAGGTGTCGCAGTCGATGGAGTCGGCGCGGCAGGGGCTCGTGAAGCAGAACGAGCAGCTGCGGAACTACGGCATTCAGATGGCGATGGTGCGGCAGAAGGGCGGGAAGCAGATGCCCGCCGACCTCAAGAAGCTCGGCGACCAGATGGAACGGTCGCGGGCGGCCGGGCTCAAGTCGACGGCGACCCTGCGCGGCCTCGGCGTGAGCATGGACGCCGTCCGCAAGGGCGACACGCAGGAGGTGATCCTCGAAGTCGCCGACGCCTTCCAGAAGATGCACAACCCGGCGCAGCGGGCGGCGCTGACGCAGAAGCTGTTCGGCCGCACCGGCCGCGAGCTCCTCCCGGTGCTGATGAAGGGCCGCAAGGGGATCGAAGACCAGCTGCACATGGCCGACCAGTACGGCGCGACCCTCTCGACGGCGGGCGCGAAGAACATGAAGGAGTTCATCGCCAAGCAGCGCGAGATGAAGATGGCGATGCTCGGCGTGCAGGTCGGCATGGGGCAGGCGCTCATGCCGGTGATCCTGCAAGTCGTCAAGGCGCTCGCCGGGCTGATGAAGATCATCTCGCCGCTGACGAAGAACACGACGGCGCTGCGGATCGCGATCGTCGCGCTGACGTTCGCCTTCGTCGCCTACAAGATCGCGATGACCGCCGCGAAGATCGCGCAGGCGGGCTTCAACGTCGAACTGTTCATCACGCTCGGCTGGATCGCCCTCGTCGTCGTCGCGCTGATCGCGATCGGCGTCGCCGCCTACTTCGTCGTGAAGCACTGGGGCGCCGTGAAGCGCGCCGCCGAGTGGGTCTGGAACTGGATCAAGGATCACTGGAAGCTGCTCGTCGGCATCCTCCTCGGGCCGTTCGCCTTCGCCGTGATTCAGATCGCGACGCACTGGCGGCAGATCAAGAACGGCGCCGAGGCCGCCGTCGACTGGGTGAAGCAGAAGTTCGAGGGGCTGATCTCGTTCTTCCAGAACCTGCCGTCACGGATCGGCAACTGGTTCGAGAAGATTCCCGGCTTCGGGCTCGCGAAGAAGGCGCTCGGCTGGGGCGGCAAGTCGGCCTCGTGGCTCGGCAAGCACCTACAGGCGGGCGGCTCGGTCACGTCGCGCACGACGGCGATGGTCGGCGAGGCAGGCCCCGAGCTGGTGTCGCTCCCGGCGAGTGCAACGGTCGCGCCGCTCTCGCGCGGGCAGACGCTCGCCTTCGCCGGGGCAGGCGCCGGAGGCCAGACGATCGTCACGAAGGTCTACCTCGACCGGCGTCAGATCGCGGAGGCCGTCGGGACGTACGCCGCCGACCGAGTCGCGAGGCGCTGACGTGACCGCGCCGCGCGTCGGCTGGGTCCGCATCTCGTCGAGCGACCCGCCGCTGTCAGTGACCGCCCGGCTGGCCGAGGATCGCCCGAACGTCGAGGACGGCTACGGCGGCTGGGACGAGGTCGTCCGGCCGCGCCGCGCGCCGATCACAACGTGGCGCGCCTCACCCGGCCTCAAGCTGACGCTGCCGATCCTGCTCGACGGCTGGGCGTCCGACACCTCGGTCGAGCGCGCCGTCGCGCAGATCGAGCAGATGGCGCGGCCGAACGCCTCGGACGGCGACCCGCCGCGCGTCAAGATCGCCGCGACCGGCAGCGCGATCCCGTACCAGGGCCGGACGTGGGTCATCACCGCGCTCGCGTGGGGCGACGCGCTGATGAACCCGGCCGGGAACCGCACGCGGCAGCAGGTGACGCTCTCGCTGCTTGAGTACGTCCACGACGTGTACCTCGCCGAACGCTCGGCGGCGAACCGGCGGCGCAAGAAGGCCGCGGCACCGAAGACGAAGGCCGGGGCGAAGGCGAAGCGGCACGTCGTCAAGCGGTCCGGCAAGCCGAAGCCGAAGCCGAAGGCGAAGGCGGGCGCGCGCACGACCGGCGAGGAGTGGGGCGCCGGTGAAGACCTGCTCGCGATCGCGGCCCGCGAGCTCGGCGACGCCGACCGCTGGATCGAGATCGCGCAGCTGAACGGCATCCGCGACCCGCGCGCGATCAACGTCGGGCAGGTGCTCCGGCTGCCGTGAGCGCCGTCGTCGACCACTACCGCCGCGACCTGCCGCGGCCGCCGCGCGCGCGCCCGGCCGCCGTGACGCCGCTGACGACGCCGCCGCCCGAGGCCGACCTCGACGTGCAGCGCGTCGTCCTCGACGTGACGAACCGCAAGTTCCGCGGGCTCGACACGCGGATCGACAACTCGCTCACGGACGGCTCCATCGAGCGCACGATCGAGGGCGCCTCGACCCTGAGCCTGACCGTGCACGACCCGAAGCGGGCGCTCCTGCAGTCGGGCCTGTTCAGCTACGCCGTCGAGGTCACGCTCGACCGGTTCAAGTTCCGGCTCGTGAAGGTGTCGAAGTCGGACACCGACCTGACGCTCACGTTCGAGGACCGCGACGTGAACCGGCTGCGGCAGCACAACAAGCCGCGGAAGGCGCAGCGTGGCAAGGTCACGCGCGCCGAGTTCGCGCTCTCGCTCGTGCGCGAGGTGAAGAACCCGGCGATCAAGTTCGTCTGCCCCGAGCTTCACGTCGCGCAGACGATCGCGGCGCACAAGAAGGCGCCGTACCAGTTCCGCCGCGGCGACACCGGCGGCAAGCGCGAGGACTCGTGGACGTGCATGCAGCGGCTCGCCGAGGAGGTGCAGTGGCGCTGCTTCGCGAACGAGGGCGCCGTCTACTTCATCTCCGAAGACCAGCTGATGAAGGCGGCGCCGACGCTCGTGCTCTCCGAGGACTCGCCCGGCGTCGTGACCATCGACTTCGACATCGACTCCGGCAAGGTGCGCTCCGACGTGACCGTCAACTGCCGCGCGTCCCGCTGGGTCGCCGCGCCCGGCGCCGTCGTGCAGCTGAGCGACCTCGGCCCGGCGAACGGCAAGTGGCTCGTCCACACGATCCGCCGCGGCGTCTTCGCCGCCGACGCGGAGATCACGCTCAAGCGGCTCACACACAAGCTCGCCGAGCCCGCCGGAGAGGTCACGACCTCGGCGTCGCGTTCCGCCGGCGGCGCGAACGTCGCCGCGGACGCGGCCACCGCGAACGGGATGCTTGCCCGCGCCTATCAGGCGATGGAGGCGATTCACAACAAGCACTACCCGTACGTGTGGGGCGGCGGCCACGGCGCCGCAGGCGTCCCGTCCGGCGGCGGCTTCGACTGCTCAGGCTCCGTCGTCGCCGTGCTCGCCGCGGCCGGGATGGGCTTCCGTCCGGGCGGCGGCACCGCCACCTCGGGCGCCCTAATGTCCTGGGGCAAGCCGGGGCAGGGCGAGCACCTGACCGTGTGGTGCAACCCGACGCACGTCTTCATCATCGTCGACGGCCACCACTGGGGAACCGGCGACTGGGGCAAGGGCTGGGGCGGGCCCGGCTTCAACCCGAACCTGCACCCGACCGGCGGCTTCACGCCGCGGCACTGGCCGGGCACGTGAGCGACCAGCTGCTCGACCTGTTCCCGCGCGTCGACGTTCCGGCGCTCGCGGTCGAGGCGACGATCGCGGACCCGCCGTCGAGCCCGACCGACAAGCTCTACGTCACCGTCGAGACGTTCGACGGCAACCGGCAGCAGTGGGGCCCGTGCAAGTGGATTCCCGGCAGCGTGATCCCGAAGCGCGGCGACACCTGCCTCGTCGTCTTCGACGAGCACGAGGCGCCGTGGGTGTTCCTCACCGATCCCGTGCTCGCCGACATGAGCATGAGCGCGAGCGCGTCGACGCTGCCGCCCGGCTCGCAGGCGACCGTCAGCGTCACCGAGCCGACCCCGAATCACTTCGTGCTCGCCTTCGGGCTGCCGCAAGGCGCGACCGGCGCGCAAGGCCCGAAGGGCGACACCGGGGCGCAGGGGCCCGCCGGGCCGCAGGGGCCGACCGGTGCGACCGGCGCGCAGGGGCCGCAAGGGGCGCAGGGCGCGCAAGGGGCGCAGGGGCCGCAGGGGAACCCCGGCGCCGCCGACACGCTCGGCGGCTGGGTCGGCGTCGGCCTGCAGTCCGGCTGGACGAACTTCGGCTCGCCCTACTCCGGGCTCAGCGTCCGCAAGTCGTCGCAGGGGATCGTCTACATGCGCGGCCTCGTCGTCGCGCCCGCGGGCGGCGGCACCGCGACAACGATCGCGTTCCTGCCGGGCGGCTACCAGCCGCCGGTGAAGATGTGCGTGATCGTGTGGGGCGGCACGCAGGCGCAGCGCGTCGAGATTTACACCGACGGGACGCTCTACAACACGCAGGGCCCGGCCGCCGGAAACATCCTCTCGCTCGACAACATCGTCTACCCGTCCACATGACCGCGATCCCGCACTTCAGCTACCCGTTCCGCTTCGGCGGGCCGCAGGCGGCCGTCTCCGAGCAGGACTCGCTTGAGGAGATCGCCGACTGCTGCGCGACCGTGCTCCTGTGCCCGCTCGGCTACCGCGACGAGCTACCCGAGTTCGGGCTGCCACCGCAGACGTTCGCGAGCCCGGCCCCGGATCGCGACGAGATACGCGGCGCGCTCGAAACGTGGGAGCCGCGCGCCGCCACGCTTCTGTCACAGGACCCGCTCACCGAGGACGAGCTCCTCGCCCGCCTCGAACTGCAGGTCTGGGTCCGCACCGAGGAGTAGGAGGCCTCCGTGGGCTACATCGACGTGCCGGTCGACACCGAGCCGGTCGACCTCGCCGAAGACGCCTTCGCCTATCTCGAGGAGCAAGTACCGGGCTGGCTGCCGTCGCCGGGCAACCTCGAAGCGTGGCTCATCGAGTCGCTCTCGCAGATGGCCGGAGAGCTTCGCGCGCTCGCCGCGCTCGTGCCCGACTCGATCTTCGAGTACTTCGGCGAGAGCGTGCTCGGCCTCGCGCCGTACGAAGCCGTCGCCGCGACCGGCCTCACGACCTGGACGGCAATCGACGCGGCCGGGTACACGGTCGACGCCGGGACGATGATCGCGATCACGCCGCCCGCGAGTCTCGACTCGTACGCCTACGCGGTCGTCGACGACTTCACGATCCCGGCCGGGCAGACCGTCGCAGCCGCCGTCGCCGTGCAGGCGGTCGAGCCCGGCGCCGCCGCCTCAGGGATCACCGGCGCCGTCGAGACGCTCGACCAGCTCGACTTCATCTCCGGCGTCACGCTGAACGCCGCCACCTCGGGCGGCGCGGACGCCGAGACGGACGACGAGTACCTCGACCGGCTGTCCGACCTGCTCACGCTCCTGACGCCGCGGCCGATCCTCGCGCCCGACTTCTCGCTGCTCGTGCAGCGCGAGATTCCAGGGATCGCACGGGCGACCGCGATCGACCTCTACAACGCCTCCACGCAGACCGGCAATCAGCCGCGCTGCGTCACGGTCGTCCCGGTCGACGCGAGCGGGAACCCGTGCTCGGCCACGATCAAGAATCAGGCGCTCGCGCTGCTCCAGTCCGCGCGCGAGGTGAACTTCCTCGTCTTCGTCGCCGACCCGACCTACACGACCATCGACGTCGCCTTTCAGGTGATGGCGTACCCCGGCAACCTCGCCGCCGACGTGGCCGCCCGCGTCACGGCCGCGCTCACGAACTACCTCTCGCCGCAGAACTGGGGCCTGCCGACGTTCGGCGACCCGTCGACGCGCTCGTGGATCAATGACACGACCGTCCGCTACCTCGAACTGGCGCAGGTCGTGAACGCCGTCGAGGGCGTCCACTACATCGTCTCGCTGACGTTCGCGAAGGCCGGGCAGACGAAGGGAACCGCCGACGTGACCATGACCGGGATCGCGCCGCTGCCGAAGCCGGGCGCGATCACCGGGACGGCGACGGTCGAGGCGTGACCGAGCTTGCGCTCTACACCGGCGGCTCCGTCGCGCCGCTCGGCACGCGCGACGTAGACCCGCCCGACGCGCTCGCGCCGGACACGTTCGCCGCCCGCCTCTACACGGCGCTCGCGCCGCTCGCGCTGCAAGACCCGCAGAACGCTTGGTCGCTGCTGATCCTCTGCAACGCGGTCGGCGAGATGTTCCAGCTGCTCGACGACTACGTCCGCGACTCGCCCGACGGGCCCGGCTGGTCGGCGCTCATGGACTTGGACCGCTGCCCGCCCGAGGCGCTCGCGTGGCTCGGGCAGTTCGCCGGCGTGCGGATGCTCCCCGGCCTCACCGATCCGCAGCAGCGCGACCGCATCCGGTCGGCCGCCGGGTTCCGCCGCGGCACCGTCGCCGCGATCACCGCCGCGGCGCAGGCGACCCTCACCGGCACGAAGACGGTCGGCATCACCGAGCGCAACGGCGGCGACCCGTACGCGCTCAAGGTGAACACGTTCGCGAACGAGACGCCGGACACGGTCGCGACCTACAACGCGCTCCTCGCGGCCAAGCCCGCCGGGCTGACGCTCACCTACTCCACCGGTGCGACCGGCCAGACGTACGCGATCCTCAACACGAAGGTCGCGAGCTACACGGCGATGACGACGCGCTACCCGAACTACACCGCCGTCGAGATCGACCCCTAGAAGGAGGCGCCCGCATGGGCACGACGCCGACGTACGGGCTCCGGTACCCGGACCCGAGCATGCCCGCGAACGTCCCGGCGGACATGCAGAACCTCGCGACCGACACGGACGGCGCGATCAAGGGGCAGGTGCAGCCGCTCCAGGGCCGCGTCACCGCGCTCGAACAGCAACTCGCCGCCTTCCCGGTCGCCGACCCCGGCGACCTCAAGTGGAGCGCGCGCCCGACCCCGGCCGCGGGCTGGCTGCTCTGCGACGGCTCGGCCGTCTCACGCACGACCTACTCGGCGCTGTACGCCGCGATCGGCACCGCCTACGGCGCAGGCGACGGCTCGACGACGTTCAACCTGCCCGACTTCCGCGGCCGCGCACCGGTCGCGCCCGGCCCGCACGCCGACGTGAACGGCCGCGGCTTGAACGAGGGCGCGCTCGCGGCGAACCGGCGCCCGAAGCACAAGCACACCGTCAACGACCCGACGCACACGCACGCCGGGGCGTTCTTCCGTGACCAGATGGGCAACACCGGCCACTCCACCTACGACCTTGCCGGAGGGAACGACCTGATGAGCGGAATCCCGAACGCCGCGACCGGCGTCACCGTGGGCCCTCAGACCGGAGCCGAGCCGGTCGACGGGCCCGCCTTCCTGACCGCGAACTGCTTCATCAAGACCTGATGCGCTGGCGACGCAACAAGCACGCGCTCGACAAGCGGCCGGAGCCGGTGCAGCAGCCGTACGTCGAGCAGCGCACCGAGTGGCCGCCGCCGCGTGAAGACCTGGACCGCGAGCCGTCGCATCCCGGCGCCCGCGAAGCCGAGGACGACGACTGGTGGGAGCGATGGCAGGAGGAGCACCGTGGCACTGACACGTAAGTCGATCCCGAGCCCGAACTACTCAAGCCGCGGCGGCGCAGGCGTCCGCCTGATCGTCGTCCACACGGCCGAGGGCGCCCGCACCATCGAGGAGCTCGGGAACTTCTTTGCGTCCTCGTCGAGCGGCGTCTCGTCGCACACCGGCGCCGATGACAAGGCCGGAGTGATCGGCGAGTACGTCAAGCGCGGCAACAAGGCGTGGACGGCCGCCGACGCGAACCCGGTCGCCGTGCAGATCGAACTGTGCGCGTTCGCCTCGTGGTCGGCCGCCGAGTGGGACAAGCACCCGAACATGCTCTCGAACTGCGCGAAGTGGATCGCCGAGGAGGCCGCCCACTACGGCCTCCCGATCACGAAGCTGTCGGCCTCGCAGGCGCAGGGCTCCGGCCGCGGCGTCTGCCAGCACAACGACCTCGGCTCGTGGGGCGGCGGCCACTGGGACTGCGGCGGCGGCTTCCCGATGGACAAGGTGCTCAACATGGCGCGCGGAGGAGGTGACGACGTGACGCAACTCCCGGCCTGGTTCTGGGACTGGGCGAACTGGTACCTGACGACGCCGCGCGACCCGGACGCTCGCCCGGACAACGCGCCCGACTCGATCCCCGAGTGGGCGTGGGACGAGCTTGACGAGGTGCAGGTGATCGGCAAGCGGTACGGCATGACCGGCGGCGAGCGCGACTGGATCGACTGGTACCTCGGCGGCAAGCAGGGCCCGCGGCCCGACGTGCCGCAGACGATCCCGAACCGCTGGTGGGACGACGAGAGCTACGTCCTCGAACGCGAGCGCGCGTGAATGGTCGCGTTCTACGGGCTGACGCTGCCGGAATGGCTCGGCATCCTCGGCGCGGCGGGCTCGGGCCTCGGCGCGATCGCGAGCGCCTGGTACGCGGTCACGCAGGCGAAGCGCGAGGAGCGCGCCGCGTGCGAGAAGCGGATCGCGAGGCTACGCCATGCTGACGAGTAGGCGCCTGCTCTGGCTGACCGGCGGGCTGACGACGCTCGCGCTCGGGCTCGCGGCCGCCGTGCTCGTCTCGGCGACCGGCGCGCAGACGCCGCAGGTCACGACGACCGTGAACATTCCGACGGCGGGCACCGGCTCCGGCCCGCCGGGGCCGCCGGGGCCGCAGGGCGAACGAGGCCCGGCAGGGCCGCCGGGGCCGCAGGGCCCGCCCGGCAGCGCGGGCGCGTTCGAGTGCCCGACCGGCTTCGTCGTCGGCGACCTCGTCATCAATCACCCCGGCGGGCAGGTCACGATCCTGACCTGCATCAAGCAGTGACCGTCGAGCAGTTCTTCAACCGGCTCGACGACGCGCTCAACGCGCTCGACCGGATCGCCGACGCGCTCGAACGGCTCGTCGCGCTCGCCGAGCAGGACGTCATCGAGCAGGAGAAGGAGAGGGCAGGATGAGCCGCGACTTCGACATCATCCCGGCGCCCGGCCAGTGGTCGGACCAGACGAGGCCGATCTGCCCGCCCGGCTACCGCGCCTGGGACTGGAAGGAGATCGCCGCCTACGGCTACGAGTGGGCGACGATTCAGTGCTTCAACCGCGGCGTCGTGCAGCTGCAGGACAACCTCGACCACGTCCGCGCCGGCGGCTTCAAGTCGGTCGGCGTGTGGGGCGTCGTCTACGACGTGCCCGACTTCCCGAGCTTCGGCGAGCAGTTCGCCGCCGAGGCCGTCCGGCTCGGCGCCGACCACTGCATCGTCGACGCCGAGTTCTGCGCGAAGGGCACCCGAGCGAACCGGGGCATGAAGCCGATCATCGACGGGATGCGACGCGGCGGCTGGGACGGGCCCGTCCACCTGTCGACGTTCGGGGCGCCGTCGAACGCGATCCCGCACGGCGGCAACGACTTCGCGATGGACACCGAGAGCTACCTCGAAACGGGCGGCGGCGTGCTGCCGCAGGTCTACTACCAGGCGTACGAGGAGTACCGGCCCGACCTGTGCGCCGACTACTGGGAGGCGTGCGGCGTGCCGCGCGACCGGCAGAACCCGACCATCGACCTGCTCGCCGAGGCGGGCTCGGCGAAGTACCCGGACGACTACCCCGGCGAGGTGTGGGCCGAGCTTCTGCAGGACGCCGGGGTCGGCCGCAACTTCAGCGTCTACATGACGCAGTTCGGCGACGAAGCCGACTACGAGCAGCTGCGCGAGCAGACGACGCTGCCGCCGTCCGGCTCGACGCCGCCCGAGCCCGAGCCGCCGCAACCGCCGCAAGGAGGAGGCACCGTGCCGAAGCATCCGACCGACGTCGACTGCAAGGACACCGTCCGCTTCGCCGCGCAGACGTGGGAGTCGCAGCAGACCGACTACAAGCCGCGCGCCCGGCTCGTGATCGCGCGCCGCGTCTGCGACCCGGCGAACACCGACGACGTGTGGCTCAAGCCGATCAGCACGGCGATCGCGCAGGGCACTCCTGCCCGCGACGCCGTGAAGGCGATCCTCGACGACATCGGCCTGCCGCTCTAGACGACAAGCGCGGATGGCCGCGCTACCGTCGAAGGCGTGACGTCACAACCGGACGTGCCACCCAGCACGTCCTCTCCCCCGGAAGGGCCCGCCTGGCCGCAGTGCGGGCCCTTCCCCTTTTCGGCGGCGCCGAGGCCGCCCGGCGGCGCCTTCCCCGGCCGGGAGGCTAGCCCGGCCGCCGCGGGCTGCCTTCCCCCGTTCGGGTACTTGGCCGAAAGGCCCGCGACGCATGGCCGTGTTTCAGAACGGTGAAGGATCGGGTATGGTCGTGCCGTCGCGGACCGCCTAGACACCGCGCCCGCGGCCTCTGAGACGGGAGAGGACTACTTCGGGAGGCGTGATCGTCCCTAGCACGGGTCACGCTGCGGCAGGGTCGCGAGGCGTACGCGGCCAGAGCGGGACTGATTAGGGGTGCCCGCCGAAAACCGGCGCGCCGCAGGACTGGCGGAGACGGCGCTTCCGCATGGTCCGCCGCCTGAGACGCACGCGATCGCGCGCCTGCACGTCGTGGCCGAGGCGCAGCGCAAGCGGGCCGCCTGGTACGAGCGCGTCCGCAAGTTCGCGCTCTCGGCCATCGCCGCGGCGGTCATCCTGCACGTCCTCTGCGCGATCAGCGTCACGGCGACCGGCGTCGCGATCCTCCCGGAGCCGGTCTGCCTGAACGACGAGATCGGCAGCTGGTTCGACGGCGACCCGCTCCACCACGGCCGGGCGCACCGGGCCCGCCACCACCTCGTCATCGAGCACCGGCAAACGCTACGAGGAGACGCCTGGGCGTAGCGGCTCGGCCTCATGCGGCTCCGGCTCGTCCAGGTGGGCGAGCACGTCCCGCGACGCGATCTGCGTCAGCACGAGCTTGAGCGCCGCGTCGAGGCCGCGGAGGACGCGCTCCTGCGACTCGGCCGCGCTCGCGAGCACCTCCTCAAGCTGGCCGATCCGCCGCGCGAGGTGCGCGATCTGGTCGATCAGCGCGGCGACCTGCTCCTCGATCGTCTCCTCGCCGGTCGCAAGAAAGTGGGGCGTCACGCCGAGCGCGCGCGCGAGCTCCGGGATCGCCTTCCGCGGCACGCGGCCGCGCTCGTAGTCCTCGATGCTCCGCTTGCCCACGCCGGAGTGATGCGAGAGGTCGGCCTGCGTCCAGCCCTTCGCTGTGCGGAGTCCTCGGAGCCTCTCGCCGAAGTCAGAGTCGACGTTCAGGGGCACGTGCCCGTGAGCGTACAACGCCGCCGCGGGAAAGTCGAAGACGATTCGCAACTTCCTGTCCACAGGTCGAGGCCGCGGTCGACCGCGACCGCCGCGAAGTTCCTGCACAGGCCGCCTGCGATTTCCACAGGTGATTTCCACCGTGATTTCCACCGAAAATCGCTTGACTACGCCGACTCGTTCGATACTCTCGCGGCCCGGTGCCCCGTGACCTCAGCGCGATTCGCAGCGAGTGGACGATCTCCGCGAGCGGCCTGCGGACGCGGCACCTCGCCCTCGCCGAGCACTACGCCGAGCCTCGCGTCCGAGCACGTGTGGAAGCTTCGATCTGCGACGTGCTCGCGCCCGGCATCAACCGCGAGGAGGTCATCGAAGGCGTGACGTCCACCGTCTTGCGAAAGGTCGCGGCGTGAGCCCGGAACGATCCCGCTACCGGCGCTGCCGCTACTGCCCGGCGCTCATCATGTGGTGCGAGACGCCGAAGGGGAAGCGGATGCCGGTCGACGTCGACCGGAGCCCGGCGGGCAACGTCCGCGTCACCTACCCGAAGTTCTACGACGACCCGCTCGCCGAGACGCTCACCCGCGTCGGCATGGAGATGGCACGCGCCGAGTTCGAGCAGGCCCGCGAGGCCGGGCTCACCGACGAGCCCGAGCTGATGCTGCACACCTGCCACTGGGCTACCTGCCCGAACGCCGACAAGGCGCGCGCCGACCGCGAACGCCGGAAGGCCGCCGCGTGAGGGTCGCCGTTCACCACGCTCGACCCGGCTTGTCCATGCCTCTGCTCGTGCTCCTGTTCGCCGTGCTCTACGGCTTCGTCGTCGGCGTCGTCGTCGGCTTCGTGCTGGGCAGGTTCGCGTGACGCAGCCGCCGCCTGACACGCCGAGCGACTTCGAGCCGCCGCAGGGCTTCCACCTTGAGTGGGCCGAGTCCGAGGGCTGGCGGCTCGCGTCGCGGAGCGAGCAGGAGGTCCGGTTCTGCCGCAGGCCCGGCTGCATGCGTCGGCCCGTCGCGGCGCTCCTCCGCGGATCGAGACGGCCGTCGTGGTGGCTCTACTGCGACTGGCACCTCTACGGGCGCCGGATCGTCGACGGCCGGATCGAGCACCGGCGCGCCGTGAGGGACGCGGCGTGAACCCGGCGAGCACGATCTGGCGGATCATCGGGCTCGAAGGCTGGGGCCGCCTCGACGTGCTCCTGATCGTCGAGACGACGGCGGCGCCGGTCGTCGACGCGATCGAGCGCGCGGCCGCGAACAACGGGATCATCATCGAGCGCGTCGAGGAGCCCGAGGCCGCGTGAACGAGACGCTGACGATCCGACACGTGTGGTCAGACCCGGCGTGCGAGATTCAACTCTGGCTCGCCGCGCAGAAGGGCCACGAGAGCGGCATGCAGTACGTCCGGCTGATCGCGACCGAGGACGCCGAGGACGTGCTCGACCTGCTCCGCGAAGACCTCGCGCGGATCGAGCTACCCGCCGACAAGGTCGCGGACGTGACCGCGGCGCTCGCCGACGCCGTCGCCGCGCTCGAAGCGGAGGAACTGTGACGCCGAGGAAGGAGCCCGTCGAGACGCAGCTGCTCCGCGACCTCAACGCGCAGCGCACCGCGGCCGGGGTCTGCCGACACTGCGGAGGCCCGCTCCCGTGCTGGTCGTCCTTCGGCGACCAGCGCGTCGGCGTCCGCCACTCGAACCGCACCTACGAGGCGATGCTCCGGCGCGGCGGCGCGCGCCGGTGATCTTCTTCCTCGTCCTCGTGATCGTGCTCGCCGGGCTCGCCGGGGCCCTGATCGTCTGGGAGTTCTGGCCGCCGGCGGCGCGCATGCCCGAGGAGGAGCCGTCCGTCGAGGAGAACGCGCGGCCGCTCGGCAACGTCGAGGTGCTCGACCACCACCGGCGGCGCGCGTGAACGCGCGCGCCCGGCTGGCGCAGGCGTTCGCGCCCGCCGTCGTCGACGCGATCGCGGAGCTCGCCGACGAGCGCGCGGCCGCCCGTCTCGAGATCGCGCAGCCCGAGGGCGAGCGCGAGTGGTACACGACCGAGGAGGCCGCCGAGCGGCTCGGCGTCACACCGGCGGCGGTCCGGAAGCAGGCGTACCGCGGCCGCCACGAGACGCGGCACGTCGGCGCCCGTCTCTACGTGTCCGCCGCGACGGTCGATGCACGATGACCCGAGCGAGGGAGTGCGGCGAATGGCTGCTCCGTCACAATGAGTGCCAAAGAAAAGTGGCCCCGGCGCGATTCGCAGTCGCCCGAGGCCCGGCCACAGGAGGTGTCATCTCCCATGACCCAGGAAGCAAAGCAGACCCGCGGCTCGAAGCGGGAGCCCGTCTTCTCCGGCAAGCGCCGAGTGAAGGGGCTGTACCAGCGCGTCCTCGCAGATGGAACGATCGTCTACGACGCGCGAATCAGGATCGACGGCCGCGAGCACAAGAAGCCGTTCGGGCCGATCACGAAGACGGACGCGATCCGGGCGGTCGAGGACTTCCGCGTCTCGCTCGTTCGTGGCGAGTCGCCCGAGGCCGAGGGCTCGACGGCGACGACCATCGAGCAGCTTGCGACGGACTGGATCGCGCACCTGCGGACGCGGATCGGGATCGGCGGCAAGCGCGAGGTCGCGCTCGGCACCGTCGAGTTGAACGAGCAGCGGCTCCGCGATCACGTCTGCGATCAGCTTGGCACGCTGCGCGTCGACGAACTGAACGTCGGGCACCTGCGCCGCCTCGTCGACCGCTTGACGAGCAAGGGCCTGTCGCCCTCGACGATCACGTCCGTCCTGAACATCACCTCGGCGATGATGAAGTACGCCGTCCGGAACGACCTGCGCGAGCACAATCCGGTGCGCGACCTCGACTCGGACGAGAAGCCGGGCGCGGCGCGGCAGACGGAGCCGCGCTACCTGTCGCAGTCCGACCTCGACTTCCTGATCTCGAAGGTCGGCGCGCCGTTCCAGCTGGTCGTGCTCCTCTGCACGTACGCGGGCCTGCGCGTCTCGGAGGCGCTCGGGCTGCGCTGGTGCGACCTCGACCTGGAAGCCGGGACGATCAAGGTCGTCGGCCAGATCGACCGCGACGGCACCTGGAAGTCGAAGCCGAAGACCTCGGCGTCGGCGGCCACGCTGCCGATGCTGCCGGTGCTCAAGCGGGCGCTCAAGGAGCACCGCCGCGCGCAGGCCGAGAAGAACATCGCGCTCGTGGGTGCGACCAAGCTCGTGAACGTGACGCGCACGGGCAAGGTGCAGTCGCGGCGGAACGCGCTGCGGGCCCTCCACAGCGCGGGCCTCGCGGCCGGGCTGAACGAGCAGGACAAGGACGGCGCCTGGATCGGCGAGCCGGTCGGCCTTCACGACCTGCGTCACTCGCTGATCGCGCTCGCGTTCGCCGACCCGACGATGACGCTGCCGGAGATTCAGGCGCTCGCCCGGCACGCGAACGTGAACGTCACGACGACGGTCTACGCCGGGTTCGCAGGCGACGGCCGCAAGCAGGCGTTCGGCAAGCTCGCCGAGAGCGGGCTCGGCTCCTAGTTACGCGCGCGCGGGACCAAGGAGTCCCGCGCGCCGCCGCTGACCTCCGGCCTTCTAGGTTGGAGGTCACTGGGCCGGGGGCCACCGTGGGCCACCGGGGCCACTCCGGGCGGGTTCTCGGGGGCCACTCGGCGATCCGGCTCTCGGCTCGATCTCTCTCTGGAAGCGGCCTCGCGTCCCTAGGCGACCCGGCGCGGCCCGTTCGCCCCGATTCGACAAGCTGGGGGTCCGCGGTTCGAGCCCGCGACCGCCCACTCGGAAAGGCCCTGCTAAGCGGGGCCTTCTGTTTTCCGAGACGGAAACGCTCTAAAGCCGGGGGCCACTCGGGGGCCACTCCGGGGGCCACTTCGCGGCCCGCGGGCCGTCCCGGCTTCCTGCGCTGCCCGCGCTGCGGCCGGAAGGTCCCGAGCGGCTGGGCGTTCTGCTCCTGCGGCGCCGAGATACCGGACGGCGCGTGACGACGAAGCGGCGCCACCTGACCGCGATCGGGCCGATCCCCGGCGACCCGCCCGAGCGCGACGACGGCCGCTGCGCGCGGCCCGGATGCGCGAAGCCGATCCCGCCGGTCGGCCGCCGGAACTTCGACCCGTTCTGCTCGACCGACTGCGCCCGGTGGTGGTGGGAGCCACACCGCGTCGCCTGCCGTGGCTGGGCGTTAGCCCACGCGGCCCGCCTTGCGGGTTCGCCGACCGGAAGGAGGCGCACATGAAGGCGCGCCCGTTCTTCTACCTGCTCGCGCTCGCGGTCGTGGTCTGGATGATCCTCGTCCTCGCGCGAGGTACCGCGGCGCCCGCCGACGAGTCGCCGATCACGACCGACACGACCGCGGACCCGCCCGCGGACTCGGCCGAGGTCACGGCGCTGCACGCTCAACTCGACGAGGCGACCCGCAAGCTCGCGTACGTCAACCGGAAGCGCGTCGCCGAGCGGCGCGGCTTCCGCCGGCGGCTCGCGTACGTCATTCACTCGACCGCGTTCGGCGGCTCCTGGCTGGAGCGCGCGTTCCTGTGCATTCACGCGGGCGAGGGCTCGTGGAGTGATCCGAACCCGCCGTACTGGGGCGGCGTGCAGATGGACATGAGCTTCCAGCGCACCTACGGCGACTGGGCGCTGCGCGCGTTCGGGACGGCCGACCACTGGCCCGCCTCGGTGCAGGTCGCGACCGCGATCCGCGCCTACACCGCCGGGCGCGGCTTCTACCCGTGGCCGAACACGGCGCGCGCTTGCGGGCTCATCGGGTGAGCGAACTTGAACAACGGGCGCGCGAGCAGTGGCGGACGTTCGCCGCGTGGCGCGGGTTCGGGAAGTGCGACTCGTGCGGCCGCTTGACGCAGGTCGCGCGGCAGCCGCGCTCGCGAGTCCGCGAGTGCGTCGACTGCTGGGATCAGCGCCCGAGGAGGCGCCCGCGCTGAGCGGCGAGCACGCAGTCCGCCGCGCCGTGCACCGGATCGTCGGGATGCACAAGCGCGGGTTCAGCGACCGGAAGATCGCGAAGCGGACCGGCCTGCCGGTCGAGGCCGTCCGCGACGTGCTCCGCAAGGGGAAGGCGTGAGCCTGGACGAGTTCGTCGGGTTCGCGGAGACGGCGCGGCAGTCGATCCCGAGCGGGCGCGTCGACTGGTCGCGCTCACCGCTCGCGTGGATGCGCCACCACGGGCCGCGCACGAAGTCGAAGCTCGGCCGCGACATCGTCCGCGAGTGGCTGCGGGCACGGCCCGCGGTCGCCTGGGCTGAGCCCGACGAGGACGAGCTCGCACACTTCGTCATCGGCGAACGGGCAGTCGTCGTCCACCTCGCGGTTCTCGGCAAAGACGGGCACTTCGAGTTCTCGCAGCTTCGCGAGCCGGGCATGGGCGTCGATCTCATGCTGCTCGTCGGCGTCGAGCCGGAGCGCGCGCGCATCTGGGCGGTCCGGCCCGACAGCGTCGTCGACTTCCCCGGCTACGGCATTCAGAAGCGCGGCTACCACTGCGCGAGCTTTGACCCTGAGGAGCCGCCCGACTGGCTCCTCGAACGCGCGCGCTGGGAAGTCAACGGCGACGACCCGCAGGGGCGCCTGTTCGGGAGCCCGGCGTGAAGCGTGAGCTGACGCCGCAGGAGCGCGAGGACTTCCGCCGGATCATGGGCGCCGACCGGCCCTCGCCGGTGGACTGGGAGGAGGAGGCGCGCCGGTTCGAGGCGCGGAAGGCGCTCGCCGACGAGATGCACGCGACCGGCGTCGACCCGTACGTCCGCCGGTTGAGAGAGGCGGCCGAGTCCGAGGGACGGGAGGGAAATCCTGTACCTCAGCCCGGCCGCGATCAGGACCCTAACGAGGAGGTCGCATGAAGACGAAGCCCGCGTACCTCGTGGTCGCGCTGCCGTACCACGGGCCGCCGCGGATCAAGCGCGTGGCGCAGTCGTGGCCGCGGCTAGAGCCCGGCGAGGTGATCGTCCGGGTCAGCCTCGAACTGCCGGACGAGGTGTTCCACAAGCCCGTCGTGACGATCCCGGTCGAGGCCGAGCAGGCCGTGACCGCCGTCGTCGAGGAGCCCGAGCCCGGCGAGGAGGAGGCGGCGTGAGCGCCGACGAGCGCGGCCTCGCGCTGATGACGTGGCTCGACGAGAACTGGCAGACGTTCGACTCGTCGCGCGGGGTGATCGCCGCGGCGATGCAGAAGCTCCGGCCGCCGCCGAACGGCAAGGAGCAGGACTGGCTCGCCGCCGAGTGGCTCAAGCGGCACGAGGACAAGACCGCGGAGCAGGCTCATGGGGCGCCTGCGGCCGCGGAGGGATCGGCGCCCGCTGACGGCGAAGAACCGGGCGCCGATCCCGCCCATGAGCCGGAGCCGAACGTGATCGTCGACGCCGAGACGGGCGAGATCATCGAGGACGAGGACATTCCGTTCGTGCTCGACGACGACGACGCGCCGCCGGCGGCCGGGACCGATCTCGAGCTAGCACCGCGCGCGGCTCTCGTGAACCTGTTCGGCGAGGGCGACGTCGACGTGGCGCTCGCGTACGTCGAGATGTACGCGACGCGGCTGCTCGCGTTCGTGCAGGCGCACGACCTGACGCTTGAGATGGAGGACGGCACGCCGTGGCTGCTCTCGCCCGGCTGGGCAGGGCTCGGCCAACTGACGGGCACGTTCGCGAAGATCGTCCACACGGAGCAGATCGCGGGCGGCTGGAAGGCGAGCGCGATCGCCGTCCGCCGCGGCGACGAGCTTGCGAGCCACGACGCCGTCTGCCTGCGCGCGGAGCGCGGCAAGAACTACATGAGCGACAACGAGCTTCTGCAAACGGCGCAGACTCGGGCCCGCCGTGGCGCGCTCAAGGACTGCCTCTCGATCATCGTCGACGCGGCCGGGATCGACTCGACGCCGCTCGACGAGCGCAAGGCGTCGCCGCGGCAGATCGCGGCGCTCATGGTCGTGCTGGAGAAGCTCTCGCGCACGAAGGCGTCGAAGCGGACGAAGGCGCAGTGGAAGGACTGGACGACGGAGAAGACGCTCGCGCGCTACGGGAAGCGGATCAGCGGCCTGACGGCGGGCGAGTGGCGGCAGGTGATCGACGGGATGCAGCGCAAGCTCGACGACGCCGAGGCCGCGAGCGCCGATCCCGAGGAGAAGTTCGAGCCCGACGCTGACGAGCTCGCCGAGGCCGGGGTCGAGGTCGGCTAGTGCCGCGCTGGGCCGACCGGTGGATCGTCGTCGCGAACTGGTCGCGGTTCCAGTCGCGGCACGAGCGGCCGGGCGCGCCGTGGATCAAGCTCTACCGGTCGCTGCTGCACAAGACGGAGTGGCGCGACCTCGCGCCTGCGGATCAGGCGCTGCTCGTGAACGTCTGGCTCATGTACGCGGAGGAGGACGGGCGGCTGCGCGTCGCCGACGCGATCCGCTGGGCGCCGGTCGACGGGAACCTGATCCGCACGCGATCCGCTGGGAAGCGCCATCACGAGCGGATCACGCGCGGATTAGATCGGCTCAACCGTGCGGGGTTCGTGGTCTTTTCCGATGACAAGCCTCTCCCTCTCTCTCTCAACCCGTTAGACGCGCGCGCGCGCACGAACGGGAACGGGCCGCGGACGCCGCCGTGCCCGGAGTGCGAGGTCGGCGGCGGCCTGCATGCGGCGGGCTGCTCGCGCGCCGAGGTGCAGTCGTGACGCCGCTGCGGTTCGACGTGCGCGCAGCGGACGGGCGGCTGCTCGACACGTTCACCGAGGACGAGCTCGCGACCGCCGGTACGCCGAAGGTGTTCGCCGAGGCTGCGGCGTGGGCGCACGTCGCGATCGCGGCCGACCGCCGTCACAACATCACTCAGTCAGGTCACTGCGGGCTCGCGCGCGGTCCGTCAGAGTTCTCCTCAGTCGGCGCCCACAGTGGGAGCCGGAATCAGACGGGAGGGAACCCGAATGGCAGCAAAGTCCAACAGCACCGCGACCCCTGAGGTCAACCTGCGCAAGCAGATCATCGACGGCCTCGCCGAGAAGGGCATCAAGGCGAAGGCGAAGGACGCACCGTCGAAGAACTACGCGGCGCTCCTGGTCGACGGCAAGAACGTCGGCTACGTGTTCAAGCAGACCCGCGCGGGCGTGCGCGTCCTCGTGGCCCTGCAGCCCGGCGACATGCCGAAGGCGATCAAGGGCTTCAAGGCGAGCGGCCGCTCCGGCGCGTTCGGCGCGATGGGCGGCTTCGACGAGAAGTCGCTGAGCCACGCGGTCACGGCGCTCGCGCTGTCGGCCACGCGGCAGGGCGAGGCGAAGACGGCGAAGGCCGAGGCCGCGAAGGCCGCGAAGGACGAGGCCAAGCCCGCCGCCACGCGGAAGCGGAACGGGGCCAAGAAGGACGAGGCCCCGGCCGAGGAGCCGACGCCGGAGGCGCCCGAGGCGCCCGAGGCTGAGGCCAAGGACGAGGAAGTCGGAGCGGCCGCCTGAGGGCGGCCGTTCCACTTCTGAGAGACGGGAGGGAACCCGATGGCAGCAACAGAGCAGACGAGGAAGCGCGTCGAGCGTCACACGGCCGCGGCCGACGACGCGCTCGCCGCACTCCACCGGGCCCGCACCGACGAGGTGCGGCTCGCAGCGGCGAAGAAGCTTGAGAGCGCCGCGTGCCAACTCCGGCGCGCGCTGAAGGAGGCGACGGCATGAGCAAGGTGACGGTCGCCCGTGACGGGCGGATCAAGGTCGACGGCGAGCCCGTCGGCTACGTGTTCAAGAACGAGGGCCTCGGCGCCGCCGTCATGGGCGAGTGGCGGGCTGAGGTCGGCGATCCGGCGCAGCCGGAGACGTACAAGGTCGGCTACGCGGGCACGCGCAAGGACGCGGTCGCGCTCGTGGTCGACGTGAGCGAGTCGGGCCGATGATCGAGGTCACGGTTCAGCCGACCGGCGACCGCGCCGAGGCCGAGGACTGGCTCGCGGCGCGGGCCGCCGCCCGGCAGCTGATGAAGGAGGCGCGCGAGCAGGGCTGCCGCCCGACCGCCGCCTTCGTCGTCGACGGCGTCCTCGCCCGCGAGAACGTGCAACGGGCCGAGCTTGAGGCAGTCGGATGAGCGGCGGCGACAGGAGGGACGAACGAGGCCGGGCCAAGCGCCCGGCCTCAGCGTTTCCGGGAGGCTTCCAACACGCGCCCGGATCGCCGGAGCGGCGCGCGGCGGATCGCGCGCTGATCGAGGCACGCGGCGAGGTGCCCGTGAAGAACCCGCGCCGCTACAACACCGACACCGGCCGTGCGTTCGGGATCGCGCACGCGCTCGGCAGCGGCTACTTCGTCGAGCTTCGCGGCCCGGCCTCGCCGCCGAACGAGCCGTTCGACTCGCTCGACGACCTGCTCGACGCAGGCTGGACGGTCGACTGATGAGCGGCCGGTTCGACCTCGGCCGCGTCGTCGCGACGCCGGGCGCGCTGCAGCTGGTCGAGGACTCGGGCGCCGATCTGGCCCGGCTCCTCGCCCGGCACGTGACCGGCGACTGGGGCGACCTCGACCGGACCGACAAGCGGGCGAACGAGGAGGCGCTCGACTCGGGCGCCCGCATCCTGTCCGCCTACCTCGTCGACGGCGGGAAGGTCTGGATCATCACGGACGCCGCGACGGACGCCTGCCCGGCCTGCACCGCCGGGGTCTGGAACGACGGCGCCTGCGAGCCCGACAAGGGCGAGTGGCACGACGGCATGCACTTCCGAACCGACCTGCCTGCGAGGCGGCTCTCGACGACCGTGCTCAGGCCCGAGGACTACTGAGCTTGAGCGCGGGTAGGCTACGGCGGATCGTGCCCCGGACCGGTTCCCCTTCGCAGGCGAATCGCAACGCGGCCCTAGTACCCGGCCGCCGGCGGCTGCTGCCGTGAGCAACCGCACGGACAGGCGCGGCCGCGGGCCCGACCCGAAGCCGCTCGACGAGATTCACGGCCTCCGGGGCACGTTCGTCAACCGCGGCTGCCGCTGCCCGGCCTGCACCGCAGCGGACCGCCGCTACAAGCGCGCGTGGCACGCGCGCACCATCTACCAAGGAGCATCCCGATGACGGAACTGACCGACGTCGACTCGACCGTCGACGCAATCCTCAAGCCGCTGCGCGACACGCTCGCGCGGATCGACGCCGAGATCGCGGAGCACGACGCCGCGATCGCGACGCTCAAGCAGGCGCGCGCGAAGCCCGCCCGCATCCTCGCCGCCGCAGAACGTACCCCGAAGGCGCCGGGCCCGAAGCCGGGCGTCAAGGGCACCGCCGTCTCACCCGAGCGGCTCGACCAGCTGACCGAGTGGCTCCAGGTGAACGTGAACGGCGAGGCGTTCTACGCTTCGCAGCTGGTCGAGCGGGAGGACTTCGACGTGCTCGTCAGCCAGTCGCAAGTCTCGAAGGCGCTGATCGCGCTCGCCGACCGTGGCACGATCCGGCTCGACTCGAAGGGGATCGGAGGCCGGAAGATGTTCAAGCTCGTGGAGGCGCGATGAGCAGCCGCAACGGGCACCGGCACGCGACCCTGTACGACTTCCGCGACCTCGACCTCATGCTCAAGATCGAGGACGAGGGCGACAACGACGGCTGGGTGGAGGCGGCCGCGCTCGCGGCCTCGCTCGGGTTCGGCGAGGACGTTCGGCCGGTCGCTCAGCGGCTCTCATGGATGCGCCGCTACGGCATGCTCGAACGGCACAAGGACGCGGGCGACTGGCGGCTGACGGACGGCGGGCTCCGGGTGATCGAGGCGCGACTGCGGGCGGCGCAGTCGCGCAGCATCGAGAAGCTGCCCGACGAGGCGATGATCGACGTCATGGCGAACATCACCTCGCGCTACCACCACGGCTCGCCGATGATGGCGCACCTGCTCCGGCGCGAGTTCCTGTTCGGAACGAAGCCACGGTGAGGTACCTGTCGCCGCTCTCGGTCGTGGCGCTCGTCGGCGTGATCGGCGTCGAGGCGTGGGCGGGCCTGTGGCTCGCCGCCCTCGGCGCCGCCGCCGGGCTCGCGGTCGTCTCGTTCGGGTTCGGAGTCACCCGCGGCCGCGCGCAGGGCCGCACGCAGGGCCGCATGATCGGCTACATGGAAGCCCGCCGCGGCAACGGATCGTGAGCGACGGGCGCCGCCCATACATCCCCAGTGCCAACTCGGGAACGCGGCGCCCGTCGCTGACGCGGCCGTGAGCTTCACGCCTTCGACCGACCGGAACGCGCTCGACCGGCTGCTCCGGCACGCGCCGCACCTCGACCTGCTCGGGATCGAGATCAGGCCCGACTTCCTCGTGATCGACCTCGGGCAGCCGGGCGAGGGCAGCGTCGACGCCTGGGCCCGCTGGCGCTACCTGATCGACCGCCGCAGCGGCGCGGTCTACCAGGAGCACAGCGAGCGCGACCTCCGGCTGCTCAACATCTGACGTGCTGCGGCGGCTGCGCCGGTGGTGGTGGGAGTTCCGCTGGACGCTTCACTCGCGGCCGTGACGCGGCTAAGCTGCGGCCGCGCGCGCGGCGGGACCGGCGGTCGGACGACCCGACGTTCACGGGGCACGTGAACCTCACATCGGGTCGCGGCCGCCGCCGCCCGTCCTACGATTCGCGGCATGGTCAGAGACTGCCGCAAGCTCCACGACGACCTCGTCCGGCTGCTTGAGCAGGGCGACATCGGCATCCTCGGGCGCCCGCTCGTCGAGCTAGCCGTCGCGGCCGCGGTCGCGACGAACGCGCTCGAAGTGATCCCGCGCACGCGCTACCTCAGCGACGCGCTCGCGCGCGAGCTCGACATGCGCCTCGGCGATCTCGACGAGGCCGTCGCGGAGACGCTGCGACTTCCGCCGGATCGCGTGCTCGCACACGACCGCTAGTCGCGGTACGCTCGCAGGAGCGTGTCCCTTCCTGCGATCGTCGACCTCGACTGCTACCGCGGAGACACGTGGGCGCAGTCGTTCTTGCTCGTCTCGAACGGCCAGCCGGTCGACCTTGCGGGCGCCGGGGTCGCAGCGTGGGCGCGCCGCTCCGAGATCGTCGAGCAGCTGCTCGTCACGGTCGGCCCCGATCCGGGCAAGGTGACGATCGCGCAGCCCGAAGGCGGTCTCGAGTTCGGCCCGTACCAGTACGACCTCGAAGTGGCTGCGGCAGACGGAACGGTCAAGACGTGGATTCGTGGCAGGCTGATCGTCGAGCGCGACGTGACGCACGGCGACCGGCAACCCGTCGCAGTGGCCGCCGGTGGCAACTGACGTCATCGTCGTCGACGGCGATGGCGCGCCGCCCGCGGTCGTCGTTGTCGAGGAGCCCGGCGAGACTGACGTAGAGATCACGACCGGCGGGCAGGTCGGCCCGCCCGGCCCGGCAGGCCCGTCCGGCCCGACGGGCCCCGAGGGGCCGCCCGGTACTGAAGGCGCAACCGGCCCGGCAGGCCCGAAGGGCGACAAGGGCGACAAGGGCGACAAGGGCGAGCAGGGCGCGCAAGGTGCGCCCGGCCCGACTGGCCCGCGCGGCCCGAGCGGCCCGCAGGGGCCGTCCGGCGCCGCCGGAGCGCAGGGCCCGCAGGGCGTGCCCGGCCCCGAGGGCGACCCCGGCTCGCCGGGCCCGACCGGCCCGCGCGGCCCGGCAGGCCCGCAGGGGCCGCAGGGCGTTCAAGGCGTCACCGGCGCGAAGGGCGACAAGGGCGACACCGGCCCGCAAGGCGCCACGGGGCCGCATGGCACGACCGGCGATCCCGGCCCGCAAGGGCCGACCGGCGCCACAGGCGCCACGGGGCCGAAGGGCGACACCGGCCCGACCGGGCCCGCAGGCCCGCAAGGCGTCCAGGGCCCGAAGGGCGACACCGGCGCTCAGGGCGACCCCGGCCCCGAGGGCCCGTCAGGCGCGGGCGTCGAGAGCTTCACGTACATGTTCTCGACCTCGACCACGGAGCCGCCGACCGGCTCAGAGATCAGGTTCGACAACGCCGACCCGGCGCTCGCGACGAAGGTCTGGATCAGGAACGTCGACCAGCCCGGCTCGGATCAGCACACGCTGCTCGTGGCGACCCCGGCCGGGTCGACCGTCGTGGTCGAGGACTTCGACGACCACACGAAGTCGGCGCGGTTCGAGACGACGAGCGCCGCCGTCGACAAGACCAGCTACGTCGAGCTTCCGGTCGTGTACGTCTCGTCGAGCGGCACGCTTCCGGCGCAGAAGTGCTCGCTGATGATCGCGAACCCGGCGCTCGCCGGGCCCGCAGGCCCGGCAGGCCCGGCAGGCCCGGCAGGGCCGCAAGGGCCGACCGGCCCGGCCGGATCGACCGGTCCGGCAGGGCCCGCAGGGCCCCAGGGCGCGAAGGGCGACCCCGGCCCGACCGGCTCGCAGGGCCCGGCGGGCTCGACCGGCCCGCAGGGATCGCAGGGCCCGGCAGGCCCGCAAGGCGTCAAGGGCGACACGGGCTCGCAAGGCCCGACCGGCGCTCAGGGCCCGACCGGATCGACCGGCCCGCAGGGCCCGGCCGGTCCCGGCGTCGCCGCCGGCGGCGCGCTCGGGCAGGTGCTCACGAAGAAGACGGCCGCCGACTTCGACACGCAGTGGACTGACCCGTCCGTGACGCCGCCGGACGCCTCGCCGAGCGCGAAGGGAATCGTTCAGCTCGCGGGCGATCTCGCGGGCACCGCCACGTCGCCGCAGATCGCAGCCGGGGTCATCACCGACGCCGACGTGAACGCGGCCAACAAGGACGGGATCGCGACGAAGCCGTCGCTCCGCACGCTCGGCACGGGCGCAGCGCAGGCCGCCGCCGGGAACGACGCGCGCCTCTCGGACGCGCGAGCTCCGACCGGCCACCACGCGACGCACGAGCCCGGCGGCTCCGATCCGATGGCCGTCGACGCGGCCGCGGGCACGGGCTCGCTCCGCACGCTCGGGCCCGGCCCGCAGCAGGCGGCGCCCGGCAACGACGCGCGCTTGTCGGATGCGCGCGCGCCGACGCCGCATCACGCGACGCACGAGCCCGGCGGCTCCGACCCGCATCCCGTCGACGCAGCTGCGACGGTCGGCTCGTTCCGCACGATCGGTACCGGTGCGCTGCAGGCAGCGTCGGGCGCCGACTCGCGGATCGCGAACGCGCTCGACAAGACGCTGTTCGACGCGAAGGGCGACCTGATCGTCGCGAGCGGTCCCGACGCGGGCGGCAAGCTCGTCGTCGGCGCGGACGGCACCGTGCTCACCGCGGACTCGGCGCAGCCGCTCGGTCAGAAGTGGGCGGCCCCGGCGGTCCCGGCGATCCCGATTGACTGGCGCAACCCGCAGATGGGCGCGAACGTCGGCAACTGCTGGCCGATGATGAACGTGCTGACGGCGTGGGAGGAGTGGCACTGGCAGTTCATCGCGACCGCGACCGGCACCCTCTACGGCCTCGTCCGCGTTCCGGATCAGGGCACGACCGCCGCGAAGATCGTGCTCGCGATGGTCAACCCGGCCGTCGCGGGCGTCCACCGCTGGAACGTCGCATGGGCCGCCGTCGCCGCGGGCGGCAGCATGAACCCGGCCGCGCTGACCGCGATCGCATCGCAGGACGTGACCGTCCCGGCGACCGCGCGGCTCCTGCAGCTGGTCACGTTCACGCTCGCGACGCAGCCCGCCGCCGGTTCGCTCCTGATCGTCGCGGCGCAGCGCGAAGGCGCCCACGCGAATGACACCTGCGCGTCGAACAGCGAGCTTCTGATGGGCTGGCTGCTCGCCGCATGAGCACGGTCATCGCGCCACCGCGAATCCGCGACGAGCTACTCGAAATCCTCTCGCAAGGCCGCGACGTCGACGAGCTTCTCGACCGCGCCGCCGAAGCGTCGGCGCGCAGGATCGAGGCGAAGCTGCCGCCGCACATTCGCCACTCGCTGCGCCGCTCGTACGAGCTCGCCGACCGCGGCCCGACGAACGCGCGCACGACCGGGCCGAAGACCGTCAACAACTCGTTCAGCCGCGCCGACTCGACGTTCAACAACCTGTTCGCGAAGCTCTACGTCGGCGCCTGGGTCTACCCGACCGACGTGTGCGCGAACGGCTGCGCGATCGTCTGCTCGCCGTTCGTCACCCGCATCCCGTTCTGCCTCGGCTACGGCAACGAGGTCGGCGGCGGCGCGCAGTCGTTCTGGAGCGGCTTCTACACCGGCACGGCGTGGCAGAACACCATCGGGAACGGACTCACGCTCAACGTCTGGAACTACGTCGCCTACCAGATGTGGGACGCGAACAACTGGGGCCTGCGCTCCTACTACGGCGTCAACGGCGGCCCGGTCGGCGAGGGCAACTCGAATCAGACGGGCGTCGCGAACGCGGCCGCCGGCGCGGGCGGCGTGCTCACGGTCGGCCGCCGCTGGGACGCGGGCAACGCGACTCCGAACTTCCCCGGCTACATCGCCGAGGTCGCGCTCTGGAACAACGTGTTCACGGACTCGACGCAGTGGCGGCACGCGCAGGCGCTCGGCTACGGCGTGAGCCCGCTGTCGCTCGGGCGGCCGAACCTCGTCGGCTACTGGCCGCTCATGGGCGCGCTCGCCGCGACCGAGGTCGACCTGTCCGGCAACGGTCGGCACCTGAGCCAAGTCGGCACCTGCCCGACCTCGCCTCTGCATCCGCCCGTCAACCGGTCGTTCGCCGCGATCAGCCGCCGCGTATGAAGAACGGGCACGCGAGACTCCTGCACCGCCGCTCCGAGCTTGGCTACACGGACAGGCCCGACCTCGCGCTCTACCAGGAGCCCGAGGCCGTCTCCGCGGACGAGCAGCGCCGCCTGACCGCCGAGGCGCGGCTCCGCGCCGACGAGCGCGAGCGCGAAGCGTGGCGCCGCTTCCGCGAGATCGTCATGCCCGAGCTCGCCGAGGTGACGCGCGTGCTCGGGAACGGGCTCGCGTCCGACCTGCGCGTGCTCGCCCGGCAGCTAGAGCGGATCGACCGGAAGCTCTCCGCGTAACACCGAATCACTCGCTCGGGTCACTGCGGTCTGCGCCCGTCTCCGTCACAGTTCTCCTCGTCACGGTTCCACTACGAAGGAGGCTTGAGATGAGCAAGACGACGAAGACCTCGACCGAGGTGCGCTTCACGAGCAAGACGTACCCGGTCGGCACGACGGTCGAGGTGCTGAGCGCCCTCGTCCACGACGGCGTCTTCCTCGCCCGGTTCCCTGGCGGGCAGGAGACATACCTCGCGGCGTGGCGCGTCGAGGACGCGCCCACGCGCGCCGAGCACGACGGCACGTACGAGTCCGGCGCTCCCTCCGCGGTCCGGCCGGGGCAGCCCTACGCGACCCGGCAGCGTCGTCTTGAGCGGGAGCGGGCGGCGCTCGGCGATCAGATCGAGGCGGCCTGCGCCGAGGCCGCGCGGCTGTACGCCGAGGGCGAGGACACGACCGAGATCGACGCGCGCGTCGACGAACTGTTCGCCCGCTTCGAGGCGCTGCCCCGATGACGCGCACGGTCTGGCAGCAGGCGACGACCGGCAAGCTGCACCTCCGGAAGAACTGCGGCGTCACCGCCCGCACGCGATACTCGCACTTCGAGGTCGAGTTCACCGCTGAGCGGCGCGAGCACTCGCCGCGATGCGCCCGGTGCTGGGACGGCTACACGCCGGGCAAGGATCGGGCCAAGCTGGAACCGTGACAAGTCTCAGCCTCTAGCCCGTTCGACAGAGAGCCGCCCTAGGGCGGCTCTCGTCGTTCTGTCACTCCTCGGCCTGCTCGCCGTCTTCCTCGACCTCGACCGGCTCCGTCCCGGCAGGCGGCTCCTCCTCGGGCGGCCTGCGCTCCGGCTCGGCCTCCGTCTCGGCAGGCGTCTCGATCTCGGACACGTTCCCTCCTGTTAGGCGTTTCACGTGGAAGGCGGCCGTCCGGCCGGTGATCCCTACACCGCGGCCGAAGCCGACCCGGCCACGTTCTCGGGGTCGGCTCCCGACGTTCGGGCCGCCCACCTTGCGCGATGGTACGCGCGTCGTACACTGCGCGGTAGCCCGAGAGCGCATCGGCCTCGATACCCGCCGAGCACGCCGCGTGCAGTGGTCCGAACTGCGCCTCGGGATCGACTCTGAGGAGGCTTCGCCGTGGCACTCTCCGCAGCGCAGCGGCGGCGGCTGCCGTCGTCCGCGTTCGTCTACCCGAAGCAGCGCAAGTACCCGGTGCCGACGAAGGCGCAGGCACGGAAGGCCGGGATCAGCGAGAAGGATCGTCTCGCCACTCACCGGAACGCCTTGTCGCGCGCGTCGCAGTCGGGCACGTCTGGCAGCTACGGGAAGGTCGCCCGCAAGGTGCGGGCCCGCGCGGGCGGCAAGGTCGCGTCCGTGAAGAAGGGCGCGCCCGGCGGCGTCTCTCGTCCCGCGAGCAGAAGGAGACGCTGATGAGATGGCCGACGCCCACCGAGGCGGCGTGGATCGTGATCGCGGTCTTCGTCGTGCTCGCCTACTTCAACGGCTGGGGCTAGAGCGATGCCGCACTCAGTCCGCAAGGGGAAGGGCCGCAAGCCCTGGAAGATCGTCAACACCGCGACCGGCAAGCAGGTCGGCTCCTCGACCACGAAGACGAAGGCGTCGAGGAGCGCGTCGATCCGGGACCGGTCGCACCGGTGAGAGCAGCGACAGTCTGTGCCGCTCTGGGCTGCGCTCAGCCTGCCGTGTACCGGGGGAGGTGCCGGGCGCATCGCTGGCGCCCGGACACGCCGCACGTTCGCAGGCTCAGGGCTCGCGTCCGTGCTCGTGCTCGTGGTCGCTGCGAGAACTGCGGGCGGCCGGCGGAATCACTGCGCGTGGATCACCGCGTGCCGCTCGCGCTCGGCGGGCCCGACACCGAGGCGAACTGCTGGGCGCTGTGCGCTTCCTGCGATGGCAGGAAGACGCGCGTCGACCTCGCACGCATACGGGCGGGCAGGGGGATGATCCCCTCGCGCGTGCGCGCGAAGGGCGTCCCGCCTCGCCGCGAAAAAAAGCGCCGAAACGCCGGAGCGGCGGCGTGACCGGAAATCGGCCGCGCGCGTGGCACGGCAACGCGGCGCTTGAGCCGATGCTCGTGCGCGTCGCGGAGCTCCGGCCGCACCCGAAGAACCCGCGCCGCGGCGTCGTCGACGAGATCGCGCGGTCGCTCGCCCGGTTCGGGCAGCAGCGGCCGATCCTCGCGCTGCCGGACGGAACGATCGTCGCCGGGCATCACGTCTGGCAGGCGGCGAAGGCCGAGCAGTGGACGCACGTCGCGGTCGTGCGGTCCGACCTCAGCGAGCGCGAGGTCGACGCCTACCTGCTCGCGGACAACCGGCTCGCCGACCTCGGGCTGTACGACGATCAGGCGCTCGCCGAACTGCTCGAACCGCTCGCCCGCGACGACCTGCTCGACGGCATCGGCTACTCGGGCGACGACCTGACGGCGCTGCTCGCCTACCTCGAACCGGCGACGCTGGGCTCGGCCCCGGCGGGCGGCACCCCGGCGACGATGCCGTACGCGACCGGCGAAGCCGAACTGTTCCGGATCGTCCTCACCTACGACCAGGAGACGTACGAGCGGATCGTCGCCGCGCTCGACGCGGTCGCCGAGGCCGAGGGCGTCGACTCCTACTCCGAGGCCGTGGAGGTGCTCGCGCTTGCAACGGATCGAAGCTGAACGCCGACCGGTCGACCTTGAGCGGTTCCGCGGATCGTTCGCCGACGAGCGGCACGTCTCGCGCGCGGTCGAGGGCCCGGCGGTCGTCTACCTCGACGGCGACGAGCGCCCGGCGGCCGTGCTCGTCCATCTCGAGCAACGGCTACCCGAGGTCGTCGCCGCGCTGCGCTCGATTCACTTCCCGACCACGACGCGGACGGGAGGCCTCCTGTCCACGTCGCGCACGTTCGGGTACGCGCCGAAGCTGACCGTCCGCGGCGAGGACACCTGCCGCGCGGCGAAGCTCGCGACCGAGGCGCCGCGCGAGCACGCGATCGTCGCCGGGCTCGCCGACGTGGTCGAGGGCTGGTACCGGCGGCTGAACCCTCAGCTCTACGCCGAGCACGAGGAGATCGTCTCGAAGGTGCTGCCGGACTGGCGCCTCGGCGGCGGCGTCTTCACGTCCGGGATCATCAACCGCAACAACAAGCTCCCGTACCACTTCGACGCGGGCAACTTCGCGGACTGCTGGTCGAACATGCTCGTGTTCAAGCACGGCTGCGTCGGCGGCGACCTCGTCTGCCCGGAGCTCGACCTCGCGTTCCGCGTCGCCGACCACTCGCTGCTCATGTTCGACGGGCAGTCGATCCTGCACGGCGTCTCGCCGTTCCGGCTCGTGCGCGGCGACGGCTACCGCTTCTCCATCGTCTTCTACTCGTTGCAGCAGATGTGGCGCTGCGAGACGAAGGCCGACACGGTTCGGCAGGCGCAGCGCCGCCGCACCGAGCGCGAGCGCCGCCGCTTCGCGCGCGCATGACCCGGCGTCCTCGGCTCCTCGACCTGTTCAGCGGGGCAGGCGGCGCCGCCGTGGGCTACGCGCGCGCCGGGTTCGCGATCACCGGCGTCGATCTCGCGCCGCAGCCGCGCTACCCGTTCGAGTTCCTGCAGGCCGACGCGCTCGCGTGGCTCGACGCGCGCGTGGAGTCCGTCGTCCGCCGCTTCGACGTGATTCACGCCTCGCCGCCGTGCCAGCGATGGACGCGGGCGCAGAACGCGCGCGGCCGCGCCGACGAGCACGCCGACCTGATCGCGCCGCTGCGCGTGCTCCTGATCGCGACCGGGCTGCCGTACGTGATCGAGAACGTGCCCGAGGCGCCGCTCCGCGCCGACCTGACGCTGTGCGGCACGTCGTTCGGGCTCCGGCTCCGCGGCTTCGAGGTACGGCGTCACCGCATCTTCGAGTCGAACGTCGACCTCGGCCCGTCGCCGCCGTGCCGCCACGAGGTCGCGGCGATGCCGATCTTCGGCCACTCCGAGAACGCCGACTTCCGCCGGCGGTTCGGCATCGTCCCGCTTGAGCGCCGCCGCGCCGGGCTCGGCTGCGAGTGGATGAGCCGCGAGGAGCTACGCGAGGCGATCCCGCCCGCGTTCACGGAATGGATCGGCGGCGTCCTGCAAGCCCGTCTGGCGGTCGCGGCATGAGCGCCGTCCCGGTGGAGAGGCTAGAGCGGATCGAGGCCGCCGGGTTCCGCTGGTGGACGCGGCCGGGCACTTCCGACGAGACGGCGGTCGACGAGGTCGCTGTCCGCCGCACCTACTGGCGGCGTGACTTCCACGTCGAGCCCGGCGAACGCTGGCTCGACGCCGGGGCGAACATGGGCGCCTTCGCTGTGCCCGCGGTCGCGGCCGGGGCCGAGGTCGTCTGCTACGAGCCGTGGCCCGAGAGCGCCGACCTCGTCCGCCGGAACCTGCGCGAGAACGGGCTCCGGGCCCGCGTGATCGAGAAGGCGGTCGCGCTTGAGGGCGGCGTCGCCCGGCTCGGGATCGCGAAGTCGGTCTGGCGGCACTCGCTGCTCCGCACGCGCGGCCGCGGCGTCTCCGTGCCGGTCGTCGCGTTCGCCGACGCGATCGCGGGCATGGACGCCGCGAAGCTCGACATCGAGGGCGCCGAGATCGAACTGCTGCAACGGGCCGACGACTTCGGCTCGCTCCGCAAGCTCGTGTTCGAGTGGCACTTCGACTACGAGCGCGCGACGGACGTGTACCTCGCGACGCTCGACCGGCTGCGCGAGCACTTCGACGAGGTCAGCGGGCGCAAGGTGAAGCCGGGCATCGACTACGTGTGGTTCCCGCCGAGCGCGGTCGTGAGGTGCCGCCGGTGAGCAGGCCGCGCTGCACCGCCACGACGGCGAAGGGCGAGCAGTGCCGCAACCCGGCGATGGAGGGCTCCGACCGGTGCGTCTCGCACGTCGGCCCGGTCGGCCGCAAGACGCTCCTCACGTCCGAGGTCGCCGAGCAGCTGGTCGCGATGCTGCGCGCGGGCAACTACCTGAACGTCGCGCTGCGCGCCGTGTCCGTGTCGCGGCAGACGTTCCACGACTGGATGCGCCGCGGCCGCTCCGACGAGCCGAGCGACGTCGAGTTCCGGCTCCTGCGCGACCGCGTCCAGCAAGCGCGCGCGCAGGGCGAGGCCCGCGCCGTCGCGGCGATCGCGCAGGCGGCGACCTCCTCGTGGCAGGCGGCCGCGTGGCTGCTCGAACGCCAGTACCCGGAACGCTGGGGCCGCGTCTCCGTGCGCTACCGCGACGACGACGGGCCGCCGGTCCCGGAGGTGAGCGCGGGCCCGGAGAACGACGACCCGTTCTCGGAGGTGGACGAGCTTGCCGAAGCACGACGCCGACGCGGCGCTTGAGGCGTTCGCCCGGTTCTGCCTGCTGCTCACGCTGGAGTCCGGGAAGCCGCTCACGCTCGAACCGTTCCAGCGGCGCATGCTCGCTGACTACTTCGCCGGGGCGCTTGAGACGCTGATCCTGCTCTCGAAGAAGAACGGCAAGACGACGCTCCTCGGCGCGCTCGCCCTGTACCACCTGCTCACGGTCGAGGACGCCGAGTGCGTCGTCGCCGCCTCGTCGCGCGATCAGGCGACGATCCTGTACGACCAAGCGGCCGGGTTCGTCCGCCGCTCCGAGGGCCTGCAGAAGCGGCTGCTCGTGAAGCGCGGCTACCGCGAGATCAGGTCGCGGCGCGACGCCGGGCGGGCCCGCGTGCTCGCCGCCGACGTGGACACCGCGGACGGCGTGATCCCGACGCTCGCGCTCGTCGACGAGCTCCACCGGGCGAAGTCGGCGGCGCTGTACGGCATCTTCCGCGACGGGCTCGGCCCGCGCGCCGGGCAGATGCTCACGATCTCGGTCGCCGGTGACAACGACCAGTCGCCGCTCGGGCTGATGCGGCAGGCCGCCTACCAGCTGCCGCACGTCGCGCACGAAGGCCGCTACACCTACGCGCGATCGGCGGACGGCGGCTACGCGATGCACGAGTGGGCGCTCGCGGTCGACGACGACGTGACCGACATGGGGCTCGTGAAGGAGGCGAACCCGGCGTCGTGGCAGACCGAGGCCGCGCTCCGGCGCCGCCACGACTCGCCGTCGATGCTGCCGTGGCAGTGGCAGCGGTTCGCCTGCGGCATCTGGGTCGGCGCCGAGGAGTGGTGGATCGAGAGCGACGACTGGCGGCCGAACATGGTCGAGGCGCAGCTGGAGCCCGGCGACGCGATCACGCTCGGCTTCGACGGCGCCCGCACCGGCGACGCGACCGCGCTCGTCGCCTGCCGCGTCTCGGACGGGCTGCTCGCGCCGCTCGCCGTGTGGGAGCAGCCGCCGCCCGACTCGCACGGCCGCCTGCCCGAGTGGGAGGTGCCGGGCCCGGCCGTCGACGCCGCGGTCGCCGACGCGATGGAGACGTACCGCGTGCGGCGCGCCTACTTCGACCCGCCGCTGTGGCAGTCCGAGATCGACGACTGGGCGCGCGAGTACGGCGAGGTCGTGATGCGCTACCCGACGAACCGCCGCAAGTTCATGGATGCGGTCGAGCGGTTCCGAACCGATGTCGGCGCCGGCCGCGTGCCGCACACCGGCGACCACGTCCTGACGCGCCACGTCTTGAACGCACGAACGAGCGAGGCCCGCGGCGGCTACTGGCTCGTGAAGGCGCAGACGACCGACAAGATCGACGCCGCCGTCGCGGCCGTCCTCGCGTACGAGGCGCGCTGCGACGCGCTCGGCGCAAGTGAAGCTGACCGAGGGGAGTTCGCGTTCCTGTGAGCAGTCTGATCCCGCAGCCGCCCGCGCTGCCCGCGCCCGTTCCCGGCGACGATCTGGCGGTCACGCTGCGCGACGTGCTGATCGCGCGGCTCGTCACGCAGGCCGAGCGCGCCTTCATCTACGAGGCGTACTACAACGGCTCGCATCCGCTCGTCTTCACGACCTCGAAGTGGCGGGAGGCGTTCGGGATGCTGTTCGCCGAGTTCGCGGACAACTGGTGCCAGCTGATCGTCGACGCCGCGGTCGAGCGGCTCAAGGTCGTCGGGTTCACGGTCGGCGGCGACGCGAGCGCGGAGGCGTGGTCGGTCTGGCAGGACAACGCGCTCGACTCCGAGTCCGTCGTCGCGCACACCGAGGCCGGGAAGCTCGGGCACTGCTTCCTGCTCGTCGACCCGAACGACGGCGAGCCGAAGATCACCATCGAGCACCCGACGCAGGTCGTCGTGCTGACCGATCCGGCCGACCGGCGCAACCGGATCGCGGCGCTCAAGCACTGGATCGGCGCCGACCGCTTGCGCTACGTGACGCTGTACCTGCCCGACCTGATCGTCAAGTGGGAGTCGAAGGTGACGGTCGACGAGGAGACGGCGTCGGCGCCGGTCGAGTGGATCGAGCGCGACGACGGCGGCACGAACCCGCTCGGCGCGGTCCCGGTGATCCCGCTGGAGAACAAGCCCGGCCTGCTCGGGCCGCCGCACTCCGATCTCGAACCGGCGATCCCGTTGCAGAACGCCGTCAACAAGCTCTGCTCCGACATGATCGTCGCGTCCGAGTACGCCGCGTTCCCGCAGCGCGCGATCACCGGCGTCGACGTTCCGAAGGACCCGGAGACCGGGCAGGTGAACGTCGAACTGAAGGCGGCGCTGTCGCGCGTGTGGACGTTCAAGGCCGCCGACGCGAAGGTCTGGAACCTCCCGGCCGCCGACCTCGGCAACTACGTCACGGCGGTCGAGATGGTCATTCAGCACCTCGCCGCGCAGACGCGCACGCCGCCGCACTACCTGCTTGCCAAGCTCGTGAACACGTCGGGCGAGGCGCTCGCCGTCGCCGAGGCCGGGCTCGTGTCGAAGGTGAAGGCGAAGACGCTGTTCTACTCGGACGCCTGGGAGGAGGCGATCGCGCTCGCGCTGAGCGCCACCGGCGCCGAGGTCGAGCAGGCCGACTGCGAGGCGCTGTGGGAAGACCCCGAGCGCGTCTCCGAGGGGCAGCGCGTCGACGCGGCCGTGAAGAAGAAGACGCTCGGCATCCCGCTCCCGGTGATCTGGGCCGAGCTTGGCTACACGCCGGAGCAGGTCGCCGAGATGGAGAAGCTGCTCAAGTCGCAGGAGGAGGCCGCGCTCGAAGCGGCGGCCGCCGCCGAGGCCGCGCAGGAGCGCGTCACCGCGCAGCTGGGGCCCGAGGAGCAGCCGCCCGAGGGCGGCACTCCACCGGCGCCGCCGCCGACCGCAACAGGCCCGCAAGGGCAGCCACCGACCACGACCTAACTAGGAGGGAACGATGGCAGACCCATCGCCCGCCGCCGAAGCTGAGGGCCAGGAGCCCGCGGCGCCGGAGGGCCAGGAGCCCACACCCGAGGGGAACGATCCGAAGGCCGAGCCCGAGGAGGGCAAGGACCCGAAGACGTACCCCGAGTCCTACGTGCGGCAGCTTCGCCGCGAGGCCGCAGGCACCCGGAACCGGCTCGCCGAGGCCGAGGAGAAGCTGCAGGAGTTCGCCGACCGTGACAAGTCGGAGCACGAGAAGCTGACGGCGAAGCTCACCGCCGCTGAGAAGCGGGCGGGCGACGCCGAGACGCGACTGCTCCGATACGAGGTCGCCGCAGAGCGCGGCCTCGATGCGAAGGCGGCCTCGTTCCTGACCGGCACGACCCGCGAGGAGCTTGAGCTTCGCGCGGAGGAGTTGTCGTCGCTGCTGGCCGACCGCACGAAGGGCAAGCCTGCCGCCGGGTTCGACGGCGGCGTACGCGAGCCCGCGCCCACGAAGGGGCCGCCCGAGCAGGAGCACAACGACTTCCTGCTGCGGGCGATGGGCCGCGCACCGTCCAAGTAGACGGCTAGGCCACTCGGCAGGCCGGGCCGTCCCGAACGGGAGGGCTACTCATGGCCAACCGCATCCCGCTCAGCGAGGGCATCCCCGCCGCTGGCGGGTACTTGCTCCCGCCTGAGCAGGGCGAACTGCTCACTCAGGCGATCCTGATGGAAGCGGGCGCGATCGCGCTCGCAGGCGACAAGCGGGCCACGTCCGCGATCAAGACGCAGTTCCCGATCTGGCTCGGCAACCCGACCGCCGGTCCCGTAGGCGAGGGCGCCGCGAAGCCGGTCACGGGCGCCGAGTTCGGGCAGACGACCATGGACGTGAAGAAGTTCGCGTCCATCGTCCTGTTCACGGACGAGATGATCGAGGACGTTCAGGCGGGCGACCTGAACGTGCTCGTCGACTCGGGCGTCCGCAAGGCGATCAACGACGTCATCGACGCGCACGCGATCGGGATCGACTCCGGCGTGGCGATCACGTCCGTCTTCAACGAGTGGCTCGCGCACACGACGGCGCAGGTCGAGTACGACCAGACGAAGCCGGACGGGCTGCAGAAGGCCGTGTCGGCCGCGATGGGCAAGCTGGAGGCGAACGGCTACGGCGACCCGTCGAACATGGGCGTCCTGCTCGGCTTCGGGTTCGCGCAGGTCTTGCGCGACGCTCGGTCGGCGCTCGACACGTCGATGCCGATCTACGGGCCCGGCACCGGCCGCGATCCGCTGTACGGCCTCGAAGCGGCAGTGTCGACGAACCTCGCGAACGCTGCCGACGCGCCGGCGGCGACGAAGGTGCTCGGGTTCGTCGTGTACCGGCCGAACCTGCACGTCCGCGTCCGCAAGGACGTGACGCTGACCACGTCGTCCGAGGCGACCGTCAACGACGGCACCGCCGACCGCAAGCTGTTCCAGGAAGACCTGACCGCGATCCGCTACGAGACGCGGCTCGCGTTCGTGGTGCACGACATCAACCGCGCGGTCGTCGCGATCACCGACAAGACCTGAGCCGAGTCTCGGGCTCGGGGCATCCGACCGAAGGAGGTCTGATGGCACCCGCAACAACGAAGGCCGACGACGCCGCGGAGCTCGCGACCGTTCCCGACGAGGAGCGGCTCTCGGCGCAGGCGCAGTTCTCGACGTACGCCGAGGACGAAGACGCACCGAAGGACGCGAACCCGCCGGACGGCCCGCACGTCACGCAGACGCGCGGCAAGGCGAAGGCGTCCTAATGGGCCTGCCTGATCCCGCTCCGGCGCTCGTGCAAGCGCCCGCCGGGGCGGGCGTCGGGCTCAAGTTCAACTACTACTGGCGCCTCCCGGCCCCGTGGTGGCCGGAGGACTGGTGGCAGCGGAACTTCGACCTGCTCGTGACCGAGTACGACGAGCCGGGCCCGCCGCCACTCACTGAGCGGATGATGCACGTGCCGCCCGCGCCCGAGCCCGAGCCGGTGAAGACGTGAGCACGCCGGAGCCGGTGACGCTCGCGCGTCCGACCGTGCAGCAAGTCGCGAACCTGATCCGGGCCCGGACGAAGGACTCGAACGGGCTTGAGGTCGGCACGTTCGACGGCGACACGCGGCCGACCGCGGATCAGGTCGAGCAGCTGATCGACCAGTCCGTCGCGCTGGTCGCGATGCAGTTGCCGCTCGCCGTGCTGGTCCCGCCCGAGTTCGATCCGTCCGTCGCGATGGTCGTCGCGCTCGACTGCGCCTGCCGGGTCGAGAAGTCGTACTGGCCGGAGCAGGTGCAGACGGAGCGGTCGCCCTACGCGATGCTCAAGGTCGAGTTCGACGAGGCGCTCGCCGCCTTGAAGACCTCGCTTGAGTCGGGCGGCCCGGCCGGGTTCGGCCGCGACGAGGTCGTCTCGCTGCCGGTCGGCTCGTGGACTTCGATCCCCGGCAGCTTCATCAACCCGTGACACGGAGTCTCGAGCTAGAGATCAGGGAGCAGGGCTCGAAGCTCGCGGCGCTGCACGTCGCGCAGCTGGGCGAGCGCGCGGGCAACCCGCGGCCCGCGTTCGAGCGGATCGGCCGCGAGATGCAGCGCGAGGAGGCCCGCTACTTCCAGAGCCGCGGCGCGGGCAAGTGGCCGCCGCTCGCGATGGAGACGGAGGCGATCAAGTCGGCCGAGGGCTCGCCCTCGCAGCCGCTCGTCGCGTCGGGCCGCCTGCGTGACTCGCTCGTCGGCCACGGCGCCGTCAAGGTGACGCCGCACTCGGTCGGCGTCGGGACCGACGTGCCGTACGCGCGCTTCCACGAGTACGGCACCGCGTCGATGCCGAAGCGGCCGCCGGTCGTGCCCGCCTCGCCGCGGCTGAACCGCATGGCCCGCGACGAGGTCAGCCGCTACGTCGTGAAGGGGCAAGCGTGAGCGCAACGATCTTCGGCCGGATCGTCTCCGGCGCCGACGTGGAGGACTGGTGCGAGCAGCTGATCCGCCGCTGGATCAGCACGTACCTCGCCGAGAAGGAACGGCAGGACGGGCTCAAGGCCGGGGCGCTGCCGCGGCCGCGCGGCTGGGTCGTCGCACCTGACGTGAACAAGTGGCCGGAGGATCAGCTCCCGACGATCCTGCTCGCCTCGACCGGCGTCCCGGCGATCCCGCAGAAGGGCGGCGACGGCCGCTACCGGGCCCGCTTCGACATGCGCGTGACGAGCATCGTCTCCGCGTCGACGGAGCGCGACTCGCGCAGGCTCGCCCACCGCTACACGGCCGCGCTCCGGGCGCTGTTCACGCATCGGCCGTCGCTCGACGGCCACGCGAACGGCGTCGACTGGGTGGCCGAGGACTACGCCGTCCTCGCCTACGACGATCAGCGCACGCTCGGCGTGAGCACGGTCGCCCTGTTCGTCCAGGTCGATGACGTCACCACCGCCGGCGCCGGACCGGCGACGCCGGACGAGCCACTCGATCCGGACATTCAGCCGTGGCCTGACTGGCCGCTCGTCACCGAGGTCGACGTCGACGTGGTCGGCGCCGCCATCACGAAGGAGGAGGCATGACCCGTCCAGGGACGCAGATCATCTCGCGGGATCAGGCGCCGCCGCGGTCGGCGCCGCCGACGCAGACCGGCCCGTGGTTTGCTGTCGGCCAGACCGCGACCGGCCCGCTCAACACGCCGACGCTCGTCCGGTCGCTCGCAAGCTACGAGTCGACGTTCGGGGCCCGCTCCGGCGGCACGCTCCTGTACGACGCCGTCGAGACGTTCTTCCGCGAGGGCGGATCGCGGGTCTACATCTCGGCGATCCCGACGACGCCGAGCGCGACCGCCGCCGAGGCGAAGCCGACGAAGAAGACGGCGGCGAAGGAGGGCGAGGAGCCCGAGGCGCAGGCGGCGCCGACGACGGCGCAGCTGCAAGCGGCCCTCGACGCCTTCGCGAAGACGCTCGGGCCGGGGCAGGTGTCGATCCCCGGCAACAGCGACCCGACCATGTACGACGCGCTGCTCGCGCACGCCGAGGCGACCAACCGCGTCGCCCTGCTCGACGTGCCGCCCGGCGTGAGCACGGCCGCGGCGCTCGTCTCGATCGCGACCGGCCTGCACGACTCGGACGGCGCCCGCTTCGGCGCGCTGTTCGGGCCGTGGGCGGTCGTGCCGGGCACCGCGGGCGGCACCTCACGCTCCGTGCCGTACTCGGCGGTCGAGGCCGGGATCATCGCCCGCAACGAGGCGCTCGGGCTGAACCCGAACATCGCCGCCGCCGGGCAGAACGGGCTCTCGATCTTCGCGACCGACCTCGCCGCTCAGTACACCGACCTGGAGTACGAGCAGCTGAACGACGCCGGAGTGGACATGGCCCGCCTGATCTACGGCGGCGTCGAGACGTACGGCTACCGCACGGTCGTCGACGCGGCCGTCGACTCGCTGTGGGAGAGCTTCGGCAACTCGCGGCTGCACATGGCGATCTGCGCGCAAGCCGACGCGATCGCGGAGCGGTACGTCTTCGCGCAGATCGACGGGCGGCGCAAGAAGATCGCGCAGTTCGGCTCCGAGCTCGCCGGGATGCTGGCGCCGTTCTACGACGCCGGGGCCCTGTACGGCGCGAGCCCGGAGGAAGCGTTCGACGTGGACGTCGGCAATCAGGTCAACACGGACGAGACGATCGCGGCGGGCGAGCTTCACGCCGTGCTCAAGGTGAAGATGAGCCCGTTCGCCGAGGCCGTGATCATCGAGATCGTGCGAGTCGCGCTGACCGACGCGCTCGCCGCGTGAAGGTCGAGGTCGTGAACGTGCAGTCGCACGTCCGCCCGCGCTGGCGGCTGCGGCTGCGCTACTGGCTCCTCCGGCGGCGCCTCGGGCCCGCCGGGAGAGCGATCGCCGACGCGCACGACCGCGCGCTCGACGAGGCGATGCTGTTCGGAAGGAGGCAACGATGAGGAAGGACCAGTACGACGTTCGCGTCGTCGTCGACGGCGTCGACCTCGGCACGTTCGACAAGCTCACCGGCGGCGACATTGACTCCGAGGAGACGACGTACAAGCCCGGCGGGATGGGCGCGCGCGTCTCGCTCGGCGGCTCCGTGAACCCGCAGAACGTCGTCGTCAGCGTGCTCTACGACCTGACGCGGATTCACACGATCATTCACAGGCTGATCGGCCGCGTCGGGAAGGCGAAGGCGACGATCTCGAAGCAGCCGCTCGACGTGGACGGCAACGCCTTCGGGAAGGCGATCACCTACCCGGCCCGGCTCAAGCACGTCACGCCGCCCGAGG